CTCCTCTGCTGGGGTCACCACTCCCAGCACACCAGTGACATGTCTACGCCACTGGTGCCCACACGAGCTTTAAGCCGACGGCTCGTGGTCGTCCACTACGCTTCAAGTGATCTGTCTGCATCCGAGAAATCCCCGGGTGCATAAGACACTTCAAGAGAGCTGGTACACCATTGAGAGGTGAGCGTGGAATTCTCACATCAACAGAATACCCCCTCACTTCCGGTCTATGCAACGTTGGAGACATCCGATGAATTTCCGGAGGTTCCAACCCCACACGTCCCAAAAGCGACGAGTTGCTAGACACGTATGGAAACCGACCGCCCAAAAGGCGTAAGATTTCCGTATCCAACAATTCTACGGTTTCAAGCCAACCATGCTCGCAAAGCTGGTTGCGCAAAGAAACCATAGAAATCAGCTCTTCAGCGTAGCGCCGCGTGTCGGGAAATGCTCGACGGGATCGGACTATTGACACGTCCTGGCCCTTAAAGTATTCCCTTCCGCAAGACTCTCGGAATGGTCCATTCCAGAAAGACTTGCGCCGATTTACTTGGAATCCGAAGATTTCAAGCATCTCGGACACGGCTACGGCCTTGTTTGCGGGAACAATAATATCGTCCCCGTAAACGCGCACCGAGCCGACTAGCCGCTTAATACGCGGCATCGTCGGAGACTGCGACGTGCCCAAACATCCCATTAAGGCAACCGCTGTAAACAGCATCGCCTCAATTGGAAATGTGAGGGCAGAGCCCATCGACGCAAACTTCAGAAGAGGGATTACCTCTCCTGAAGGTAACTGGCATCGAGTAGATCGGCATGCTTGGATTCCCTCCAAGAAATTTGGAAAGTCTCCAAACAGCTCCTCCACCAGCCAGTTGGCAACGCGATCACTAGCTTCACTTAAATCAAGTGTCGCTAGCGATCCATCCTCACTGCCTTTACGAGCAAGCAGCTGATTAGGCGCTTGATCAGTAAAGCCGGTAAAGGACCCAGAGATCAAGTTTGACTCGATCTCTAGCACGAGAGGCTGCATTATTGCCTGCTGTATATATTGCATTACAGTAGGCTCTTCTGCAATCAATCGTGGTGTTGCCTGCGTTTTAGGAACAGCTACCAATCTAGTCGGTAGCTCTTCCCCCGGACTCAGCCATGTGACATCGGGGTCTTCCCTTGCGAATTTCGCATTGGGAAGAGCATATTCCCAGTACGGGAATAAATACTCAAGTCGATCAAGCCATAAAGGCATAACCCACTTGAGATTCCCACGCCGATAATCGGCAGTGGCCCCGGGCCCATGTCTAGGAACCAGCTCACCATGGTAAACCATGCCGTCAAGACGGCTAAGAGCTGGCCCAAAAATGAGCCTAATGATCCTTCTGGCAGCCGTGGAGGCGCCTTCCTCGAAGAGGATGGCGCCACGGCTATCAATAAAGGGTCAGTCACGTGCTTGTCCGTGTTGGTATAGCTTTCGATGGCCTGATCCGTTTTTACAGGATCACAGAGATTCTTCTCTTTGGAGAAGAGCAGCAATAATTGCCGCAAACCCCTGACGGCCTTCGATGCCCTTTCGTCAAAAGCAAAATGACGTCCAGGCATCAGCACTGGCTCCTCGAGGATGATCTCCTCAGAATGCCATTCACCGACACGAATCGTACTCTCCGATGTAAAGAGCAGATCCAGGAATCCACCGAGAAATACGGGGACTCCGCGATGCTTTATACCATGACTATCAGTCACCCTTCGGCGACTGAAGCCAGGAAAAGCATCGTTCGGAATTCTGCCCAACTCAAGACTCATAATCAAGTCTTGATGAAAGGCAGGTAGGGTAATCGTGTAAAACGAATCACCCTCTGCTCTCACTCGCCTCAGGACAGTCTTTGCGTCNTGAGTGGTGCTGACCGAGCAATCTCTTCCAATTTCACTTAGGAGAGAAAGCCAGATCTCACTTCGGCTTTTCATGGTGTCCTCCTTTCAGAGGTGCGCCAGTCCGAAGTGATGTACGCTTCTCATCCAGGTGTCCTACCCTCCGACTTAATCACTCGAAGGGACGAGAAAGAACACCTGTTACGCCTCATGATTCACCAACTTCGTCTGGTTGCCAGAAATGGCCAACCAGTCGATCAATGCTTTTGCATTGAGGGTGATCTCGGCCGTTGTGAACCCCTGAGGGGGAACATCAATGACCAAGTAGCAGGACATCGAGTAAGGCCTGTTCGTGCTTGGCACGAGCGGGTCTGCCGATGTCTTACTAACATCGAGACGTACTGTCGACCGATTCCGGCGTGCTAGAGCATGTTGAATGCCTAGCACAAGACCATCCGCAGCAGATTCAAA